GATCGGCGTTCGTTTGTCTTCCCACCACGGAATGTAGCGCGGACTGACGGTCGGATTCGGTTGCCAGACGGCAGTGTTTGACAGGGGCCCGCCCACCGTCTGCGCGAGAGCTTGGTAATACATCTGTGTGCACGGATCCCAGACGATCGCATTCAAGGGATAGCAAACGTTCGGATCAAAGTCCGGTCGGAATGGGCGTTGCTCGAGCACCGTCGTCTCGAGGAAATCGTACATGTCCCAGGCTTCCTGCAGCCGATCGTCAACAAACCCTAAAATCTCCTGCGCCTTTTCAGGGTCCAGGTTCTCGTTGTCGCCCATCGGCACGTAGCCGGCCAGCCTCGCGACATCGTACAAAACGCGTTGAGTGCTGACAGGCGGATTCATTCATCCTCCTCTGGCGCAAACACCCACAAGCCCTCGGTTTGGATCCAGACAAAATCCTGGTTTTCCGAGTATCTGTCGCCGTCGCTGAAGTCGCCATTCATGCTCGGGTTACCATCGTTTTTCGGGACCGTGAACGAACGATTGCGGCACTGTTATCACGTTTGAACTCGCGAACAAAGCTTTTGTCGTTCCAGCATTCGCGCCCTTCCTTGCGCACCCAATGGAAGTATACCTCGGGATCCAGCCGCATATGGCACTCCCCGAGCCCGTCTATCCACGCGTGCTCGATTCGCTCCGTCGCCGCGGCAATCTCTTGCTGCTGCTTGAAAGCCACCTCCTGTTCCGCTCGCTCCTCATCAAGGAGAGTCCGACAGAAATCTCTGACGAACTCCTCCCCGTGAGCCGCGGCTAGTTGGGCCGCGAAATCGCTCCAGATCTGGATCTCGGACATTTATGCGGTCGGAGCGATCTTTCCTAGGCCCAATGGGTTATAGACAACCAAGCCGCAGATAGAATCCACATATCCACGAGGCCCACCTCCGAGGTCGGGGTTGTCATGATAAGCGGGCATCCGATTATACCGGAGTTCAAACTGTTCCCAATCAATCATGTAGCCTCTGCCATTCATGATGTTGGCTTGGCTGCCGCCGGCCGGCGCGTCCTTGGCCAAAAACAGCGACAGAATCAATTTCACACTGCCAAAGTCGCCTTGCCAGAAATCGACCGTGTTGATGATTTTTTGGGTGGTCGGATCCTGCTGAAAGGTCCGTAATGGGACCGTGCTAACCCCATTCGGAACCCATGCCGCAAATGAACTGAACCGCTTTTTCAAGGCCGTTCCACAGATTAAATCGAAGTCCTTTTGCTGACCCGTCTGCTGATAAATGCTTTCCATCGCCGCGTTAACGTCGTCTTCCAACGTGGTCGCCGTGGTCTTGGAAATGATCGAGGTCGCCGGCGTCATGAATGCCGGTGGGCACGGGAGATCGGTCTGCGCCGTGTTGCTGATCCAACGCCCAACGCCTCTGGTTAGATAAGCTTTTGTTGACCCGTCATCAGCTTGCGAATCTTGATCACTACAGAACGTCGCTTCCATCGAGCGTTTCAGTTCGACGATCGATTTCTTAACCGCTCTGGGTTTCTCACCGTTTTTACCTACCCCGGCGACATTGCTCACATTCTGAGCCATATCCGAGATTAACCAGGCTTTTCGGTATTTCTGAATTCGGCCGTGTGCTTTTGCGCGCCGCGACGCCGGATTAATATAATCGGTGTCCACGACATCTTTTCCGTCGATAATCCCGCCTAAGACGGGATCGTCGTAAGCGTCCATTTGCCAGTCATAAATTGTGTTGGCTGGCTCTGAGCCCTTGGGGCATTGCGATGTAAATGGTGTTGACTTGTAATCAACCATCGCGATCACGTCTGCGAAGTCTTCGCGTTTACCCGTTTGGGTAATTTCTAATAGTCCTGCCATTTTAGCTTCAACGTTTTGTGCGTTGAGCCGGCCGAGACTGTTCCGCTTCAGCAATCAGTTGATGAACGAATTTATCGAGAGCCCCACCTTGAGGATCGGTCGCTATAGCAGACAGTTCCGCACCGCTCAATGCGCGGTTGCGTGGAACGCGTGGTGCGGCTGCTGGAGCAGGAGCAGAGAGCGGAAGATTGTTGCCATTGGCCGAGGCGCCATTTTTCTTGGCGGCCTCTCTTTGCAGACGGAGTTGTCGCCCAAGAATCGCGTCGCCGACGATGATCGAAATATCCGGAAACTTCCGCATTTCGGGAAACACCGTCTGCCACGAGTTGTATTCGAGGTTGTCTTTATGTCCCGGCTTAAAAAGGTTTGGATACGCGGCTTTCGCTTGTTTGTCCCATTCCGCTTTCTGCGCCAGAAACTGGCCCTGTCGCGGGATATGGGTATCGAGCATGTCCTCGGCTCGGGCCAAAAGCACTTTCACCTGGTCGCCACTAAGAAATTTCGTATTGCCGTCATCCAACTGGATCTCCCCACCGTCCAGATGTTGGATGGCCCAACTTTTCGCCTGGCGCGATAATTCAACGCGTCGGACGAGTTCTTTGGGATCCTCAACATTAGCGAGCGGGTTTTGCGCAGTTGGAACAACAGGAGGAAGTGCGTGGGCTTTGGCCTTCAGCTCGGTGAGCTCGGCCTTTAAAGCCGTCGCTTCCTCTTCCGCGGCGCGCCTAGCGGCCGTAAGTTTGTCGATTCGTTTTTGAACCGAGTCCTGTTTTTCGGGCTTTACGTCTTCTTCTTCTGGCTCAGGTTCGGGCTCCTCTATAAGCTCGGGCTCTTCCACCAGCGGCAACGCTGGATCTAAACCTGGCTGAATCTCTTCTTCTGTACCTGTCGCGGCAGCCTCCGAAACGGGTTCCGTTCGTTTCGGCGCTGCATCACCTGGATCGTCCCCAAAAACACCTTTCAGTTCGGGGATGTTCGCTAACAGACTATCGATATCCGGCTCAGGTGATTCTATGGGCGCAGGAGATGCGCTCGGTGCCGGAGGAGTCTGGTTCTGATCGGCCATGTTTTTCTAGGACCTAAAAACAAGTAAACTTCGCAGGCTGGATTACGTGTCAGCCAGGTCGCGGATGACGTATCATCAAACTGCGTTGTCTCACAAGGTGCCCTAAAGATCAAGGCTTGATCTGATGAGCTATCACGGATTAGGGTGCCAGCGTTGGCATACTTGTGTGGGTAATACGGCGCCACGGGTCCTCTCCGGAAAACTCGTGGCGTCTCTTTTTTAGGAAAGTCTCGGGACCCACGATCGAGTGAGCCCGAGATGTTTTCCATGCCTCACATGAGATAAGATGCCCACTTTGATACCGAGTTTATTTGGTAAATCAGGTGGGTATCCAATAGGCATTGAAGATGATTTTGGTTTTGACTTCGAGGCTTTATTTTGCTTCAAAGTGCCATGCTTAAAACCGCACTTCTAACGATTGGGCTCTTCGCCTTGAACGCGATTTCTTCTCTCTATGGCGGCGCGGCCTTTAACTTCGCCGAAGCAACCAAGATCACGTCGCTGCCCTTCATCATTAACGCCCCTGGCAATTATTACTTGGCTAAGGAGCTGACCTACACCAATGCCAACGGGGCAAATGCCGTGGCTATCGTGATCAACGCCAGCGAGGTCGTTTTGGATCTCAACGGCGAGACGCTTAAGGCCGATGGCATCGAAAAAGTCAGCAACGTCGGGATAGGGATCGCGGTCATCAATCAAGAGGACGTAACGATCCAAAACGGCGATATCGACGGGTTTGGTGCGTTCGGGATTCTCTTTGCCGGCAGCGACGGCAGACGCGAGCACAACTTTAAAAATGAGGCCGAAAACGTGAGATTCAACGGCGATCAGGTCGGAGTGATGACTGTTTCGGGCAGTTTGGTCGATGTGGAGAACTGCTTTTTTGAAGGCGGAAGTGTTGGGATTTATGACGTCGCTACGCTCGGTGGCGATAGATTTCAAAAAGACAGCTTCCAATCCCAAGCTGGCGTGGAGGCCCTTAACCTGGGTATCGGGCTGATCTCGTTGGGTGGTGTGGGTGTCCTCTCCGAGGATAATTTGTTTGCCGACGAGCAAACCGCAGCTGCGTTTTTGCAGGACAGAGACGACCGCTTGAGGTTCAATACCGAAATTAATTGCGCTCAGAAGTTCATTGGCGGCAGAAGTCAGGGAGCCGCGGATGATTAGGCTCTGGGTGATGCTTTTAAGCGCAGGCGTTTTGCTAGCTGGTTGTAGTAAAGCGCCTGAGGCGTTGGCCAACCTGCCGCCGGAAAAAGTGGAGGCACTGCAGCGACACCCGCCGGAAGCCTCCACTACACCCTTCCCCAATAGCCGAGATCAGCTAACAACGATTGAGGCCAGCCCAGCACCCACTGCTACCGCCCTCTTCGCTCATTCCGAGACGGTCCAGGCTGTTCAGGAATACGCCACTGCCGTCACTGAGCTGCACAATTACGGGCAGCACACCGCTTTACCAGACGCTAAAACAATCTATCAAAACCCCAGCTCGGCCGCCGGCTACCTGAACGGCGTAGGCGTTTCGCTTCGCAAACTCAAAGAGGCCAGAGAGAAAGTTGAAGTTTCCCTGGCGCCAGGTGAAGAAGCGCGTTGGGAAGCCTACCGCAAAAGCGTTGAGCACTTATCAGAGTGATCGTCACTCATGTGCTCACCTCCTCGGGCGCGTCGGACGAGAGTCTCTTTATATTGCCATGTCTTGCCCGCGGGCCTGTCCAGCACCTCGGCCAGTTCGGTGATGAGTTGGTCTTTCTCAACACACAGATCGCGAAACTTGAACGCCTGCTCAGTCATCATTGCGTTCTCGGTTTTGAGCCGCTCAACCTCCGTGTCTCGTTCTTTGAGCGTTTGCGCCAGTCGATTTACCTGCTCGCACGCTTCGAGATATTCCTGTTGCAAGTTAAATCTCATTTGCTCGCCTCCCTGGCCCGTTGGAGCAAATCTTCTCTCCTGTTGATGCCACGAGGGACACGGTCCATCCATTCCGCCAGTTCGCCGATCAACTTGCGGTTGGCAATATTAACGTCGATGAACTCCAAGACGCGTTTTTGCAGCCGCTCGATCTCGGCCTCCAGTTCGCTGATCAGCTGCTTTAGGTCGGTGTTCTCGTTGCAAACCGAGATAGTGATTTTAAGCTCATCGTTCAGCTGCTCGATCTCGTGCTCTTTCTCGGCAAGTTGCCGTTCGTGAATCGTATCGATCTGGATTTCGTGCTCCGTTCTCAAGAGACTGGATTTCTCCAACTCGATCTGCTGCTCGAAGTCCTCGAAATAATTACTCATTTGGGCGATCGCTCGAAGAGCCAGTAAACCAAAAGGACGATCAGGATCAGGACGACAACCCCTCCGAGCCCACCGTAACCGTACCGGTTATACCCCCAATAGCCTCCCCCTCCGAGCAGGATCACCACAATCAAGACGATCAGAATCAAGCTCATTTGCCTGGATCGATTGAACCGAAAGTTCCAGTGACTGGAGGCGCGGCTTCCTTGATCTCTGCCAATCCAACCTTTTGCCGAGCCTCGATCCGTTTCAAGGTCTCGATGATCTCCTCTAGTGCCGCTGCAAGTATCTCGTCTCTCATCGTTTCCTTTTTTTGGCTTTATCCACTCCTTTGATTTTCCCAGAGTTTTTGGACGCGTAAAAGACCTCTTCGGCCTTTTTGGCGCCGTATTGCTCGGTCATCGCGCTTTTGATCTTCTTTCCCTTGGGCGTTATTGGCATCGGAAGCTCCTTCTCTATCGTTGGACGTCCATGGTTTCTCGCACTTGTCCGCTCGGGTCAACGTCGCCGGCGCGTAAGCCTTCGAAATTGGCGAGCACGTAATCTGCATAACCCACCCATCCCTGGTAGTAGGTCGTCAGCTGCGCGCTCTTGATGATTTCATCGTTTCTGAGTTGCACCTCGGCTTTGAGTTTCGCCTCGATCAGGATCTGTCGGATCGCGGACCAATGGCGCCCGTCGATCTCAGCCAGGACGCCAGGGAGTTGCTCGAAACTGATCTCTTCGCCGGCGTCGACTAGCTGGACGGCGATCGCGGCCAGACCTGCTTCTGGGCGGAAGAACCATTTGAACGGGTAGATAGTATCGCCGCTGATTGCGTCAGCCATGAAACACCTCCAGCCTTTTCTGACCCTCTTTGATTTGCTCGTACAAAACGTCGCCCGAATGCGCCATCTGCTTCTGGGTGCGCAAGACTCGGCCGCGATACTTGTACCAACGTTGCGGCAGTGGCATGTCTTGAGTGATCTGTCCCGCCGGCCAGGGTGCTGTTTGGTCGTTCGCCACTATATATATACGCGCTTTAGCGCCAAGTCTGCGTTGCAGGATCCCAAACGGGTTGAGGCGCAGGCGCTGGTTCTGGGCTCGGTGTGACAACCAAACCAGGATCCACCCGTGGCGTTTTATCGGTCTTGTCGCCTGGGCGCCACCGGTTTTCAGCCTGAATCGCGGCTTCTCGCAATTTTGCCGTTTCGACCTGTTCCTCGGTTGCTTCCGGCGGTTGATACGGGCTCGGGACGTGCGCCGGATCGCTTTGCAGACTCGGTTCCGGGTTTACCGGCGCGGTTGCCACGTATTCGGTCGGTGCGTTGGCGGGTGTCCCGTCTGGGTTGAGACTGACGGTCGGGTCCCCTGGGTTGCGCGTCGCGGTATCGTTGGGATTCTCGGTTTCGATAAGTGGATCAGACATAATGCGTATATATATAGGCGGTTTTGGGTTCAGGTCACAGTGAAGGGGACAGTGGCGCTTGCCGCGGCGCCGCCACCGTTCTTAACGGCGACGTTCACGGTGCCAGCCAGAGGGATGTAGCCGGGATAAACGGTGACGGTCAAACTGGTCGGCGAGACAACCGTCACTCTGGTTTCGGGGGCCACACCAAACAGGACGATCGCGCCAGGCGCAAAACCGGTGCCGGTACACGTCATCAGGAATGGACCACTCCCGGCCGGCGCCGTATTGGGCGCGAGAGTGGTTAAACTCGGCGCCGCCGGTGGAGTCTTGAATTTTTGGGCGATCGCGTATACGGCGTCGATAGTCGCATTGTCACCTTCCCAGGCGGGCGGCAATAATCCGACGCTCTGTTGCCACGCGTAGAGAAAAGCCGGGTCCTGAAATCCCTGGCTAAGACGTTCGTTTTCGTTGCTCCTGGTCGGCGCCTTGAACGGGTCGACCTGTAAATAGTCCTGCGCGATTACTGGCGCCGGTCCAGATTGCATAGTAGTGCCTCCTTCAATAATTGGACTGCTTCACGCAGTTTCATGCCCGCTATCGGTTCCGCCATTAAAAGCCTCAAGTCCTCGCCGTAATCGAGAGAAATTTTCCCATCACCGAGCCATTGGACCACTAGCTCCCGAGAGCTCGGCCGCCAAACTGGTATTTGCTGGATGTAACCTAAACCGCTAGGCCAGGACTGGCAGTTTTGAAGCCCACCGGTGTAAAGTTCGATTGATTGGCTCATTTTGCCCTTTTTAACTTTCGATACTTTGCCCACCACTCGTTTCGGCAGGTTTTACATGTCCGGCGAGAGGCACTTAAAATCAGATTATCTGCGTCGAGTAAGTGCCCTCTTTTACAATATTTTTGCTCTTGGAAATATAGTTTTACGTTTTGGCCGCGAGAGACAACTTCCAAATGCATCGGATTAACGCAGGTTTTCGTGCGACATCTGTGGTGCAGCGTTTCGGCCGCGAATCCGTGTTTTTTCTCGAACAATAATCGATGAATCCGCACTGATGTCCCTTTTCGGCCGCCAATTTTAAACGCTCCGTAGCCACGATCCTGATTTCCCGTCCATAGCCAGCAACCGCTGTTCGGCTCTGGCTCGATCCTTTTCTGCAACCATTCTGGAAGTTCGCGGAGCATTTTTATTGAGGACCGGTGGGCGGAGCGGGGCCGCCACCTGCCCCGAGCGACTCAGTTGGGCCGGGAGGTACTCCGATCTTTCCTGTTACCGCGTTAGTTTGCTGTTGCAGCTGAAATTGCATGTTTTTGGCTCTGCGATCGAACCGTTCCATGGCCAGCGGGTTGGTTCGCAGAAAATTCGCGTAATCTTGCGCTTGCATCGTCTGTTGCATGACCTGCAACCGCAATTGAGCGTTTTGACCGCTCTGATAAACCGGTGGTTCCACGCCGCTGACGATTTGGGCGCAGGCGGCCTGTTCTTCACTGATTTCCTGCTGGGTCACTTGGCCGCTCGGCCGGATTATCTGTCCAGCCAGTGCCGGATCCATGGACCTCGCCGCATATTCGGTCAGTCCAGCCCGATCAATCACTCCCGCAGCGTCCGTCGCCACTAGCATCGTCTGGATCAACTGCATTTTGTTCGATAAATACTCGGTATTGAGGTCTTTAGCGTCGTACTCAAGCACCAATTGCAAATTGTGTTG